CCAGTAGTTCCATTTCCAGTAGTTCCAGTAGTTCCATTTCCAGTAGTTCCAGTAGTTCCATTTCCAGTAGTTCCAGTAGTTCCATTTCCAGTAGTTCCTTTTCCAGTAGTTCCTTCATCTATATTTCCTACAAGTAATTTCCACAAAAACCCATGACCTGAACTTTCGGTTTTTTCTGGTGCTTCACAATCGTTTCTTCCAGCTTGTTTATCAGTTCCAGTGTCAACATTAGTATAAATATTTAGATTAAGATCACAAATTGATTTAAACAAATCAAACTTAAACAAACCAAAATAAAAAGCTATTAATAACCCAACTGATACGACACCTGAAACATATCCCAAATATGAAAATGCCAAACTTATAATAATAACGCATAACATTAATACAATGGGTATTTTATAACATTTAAAAACTTCTGAAATTATGTAAGATAACCCAATACCTTTATTATTCAAACCTTTTATACTACCTCTATAACAAGCAATTGATACCAAAACGCAAAATATTATTAAACTATTAATAATGGGTATAGGTATTATTGAAAAAATACAAACAACTAACATTATAAAAAAGAATATTATTTGAGCTATACCAACCCAGTAATCTGTATCATAAAATGATAAATCTGCTCCCAGTTTGCCTTTTTTAGTTCCCTCCTTAAAAAATATTGGTAAGTTTGAAAGCCATAAATAAACTCCATAAAACCATGATCCAATAAATAAAACACCTGTTATAATACTTAATATGAATGGTCCAAATAATATAATAAGAATTTCAGGCAATTGATTTAAAAAATTTAATATGGTATCTATAGTTGAATAATTAAATTCAAATAAATTTTCAATAATATTTATAAAAAACATACCTGTAACAGAAGCTGTCTTTTTATTATTTCTTAATTTTCCAAGAAGACTATATGTTGCGTTTTCATCTATACTACCACTTGTATCATTATAAGGAAATGACAATTTTATAGATAATTGTGGGTCGCTAAATAATGTTTTAAAAATATTTGTATCTATTTTTGTTGGCTTTGAAGATTGATCCGTATAAGGATAACAATTAACATTTGTTGGAAGTATATTTGCTTGAGCAATTTTACAAGCATATAAAACATAACTACTTATAGAAAAATAACAAAGAAAAACACCGATAGTTGTAAATACAGTCCAAAAAAATGTGCTATAATTTGGCGGTTTCTCTGAACCATTTCCTTCATTCTCTTTTTTTTTTTCATCAACAGCTGAACTATCACTTATATCTGACATTTTACTTATATTAAAGATATAAAATTAATTTGATTTATTTTCTATATGAAATAAATGTTAAGTATTAGAATTTTCTAAATTAAATAAATAGTTTTCATTTTAAAAAAATATTAGTTTATAGTATAATGACGTTAATAAAAGGGCTATTATATATATTATTATTAGCAGTTATGATATTTTTTGGGTCAAAATGGATCCATTATTTATTTAAGAACAATTATATTGTAGAATGTTTTCAGCAAATGAATAATCAAAATGAAAGTGTAAAAACAAGTCATACAGTTGATTTGCCTTTAACCACAACATATAGTTGTAAAAATTTTTGCGGTCCTACATCACGTTGTGCTATAACAGGTCAACAATGTTTTACTGATATTGATTGTCCTGGTTGTCAACCATATGTTCCTCCGTTATCTAATGCTGAAAAAATAATGGATAATATTACTGGTGATAATGATGCGGGTAAGTTAACAGTTGGCACTACTCCTACATATTCTGTTTTAACAACAGATATGGGAACAAGAGCTAAAACATTTATTGATAAAAAATTTTCAAAAACTCCATCACCAGAATTTGGTATAAATGTATGGCGTAGTAAATTTAATACCAATGAAAAATTATTTTATAAAAGATATAGACCTGATAAAATAGAATATATGCCTTCATATCCTCCACGTTATAGCGTGACAGGAGATTTTATAGATGATGGCCCATTGGCATCAAATGCTGTGCTAAATTAAAATGCTGTGCTAAATTAAAATGCTGTGCTAAATTAAAATGCTGTGCTAAATTAAAATGCTGTGCTAAATTAAAATTATTTATGATTTTTCTATAACAACCTCTTTTGCGATATTTTTAATTATTTTATCTTCTTTTTCTAAATCATCATCACCTTTGCCACCCATAGCTTCAAAAGTTAAAGTATTATACTTATCTGAATATTTTGACTCACTTTTTAAGCAATCTGGGTGTTTAGATTTAAACTCATTTAACATCATTGAATTTTTATGTGCTATTTTTTTAATAACCTTTCTCATTTTTTGTTTATTATCATTTTCTTTTTCCCATTTATCTTCATCTTTTATATACATTATTTCTCTCTTTGCATCTGTACAATGAACAGGTCTTTTAGTCTCATCAAGTGAATTTAAATTTTTAACAATTATATTTGAAATGCCTTCAATAAAGCCAATTTTTCCAACATTTTCCAAATCAGACAGTTGAAGTTTTAAAGAATCAACAAAATCCATTATATTCATAGCATCCTTGCACGTTTCATTTAAAAATAAATTAAGGTTAAAGGTTTTGTTATGAGAATTCGTGTTTGTAATATTATTTGTTATACTATTTTTACAAACTTCAAATAATTTATTGGTTAATTCTTGGTTTTGAGAAGCTAACTCCTTATTCTGTTTAACAACTTGTAAAACTAAATTGGTTAATTCAGTAGTGCTTGTTTTATTTGTTTCATTATTTTCATTATTTTCATTACTTTTGCAATACTTTTTGTGATTAAATAAACTCTGACGATGTTTGTATTCTTTACCACAATCACACAAAAACGAGACTGTTAATGCTCCGGAACTTTCGGAACATTTTGCGTCAGTATTTGTCAGTATTTTGTCAGTATCGTGATGTTTGCGTGACAAAATATGTCTCTCATATTGACTTCTTCGTGATGTAGAATAGTCACAAGTTTGACAACGGAACTTTTCGGAACTTTTTGGAACTAAAATGTCAGTCATTTGTAAGTATAATATACTGCCAAAAAAAGTTCCTAAATTCTTTTAAATTTAAATATATTATTTTAAAAAAATTTATCATCACAATTTTGAAAAACTTTTTTAAAATCACCAGAGCTTAATTTTTTTTATGGTCACAACTTTTTAAAATTTGAACATTTTTCGAATTTTCAACATTTATTTGCAAAAATGAAATTTGGACATTTATAAATGTCCATTTTGAAAGTTCTGGAAAAAGTCTTGGAAAAAAAAAAGATATAAATATCTACATGTGTAGGGAATTTTTTAAGGGTAATTTTTAAGATTTTTCTTACATGATGTAGTGAAAATCATGTTTTTGATGTTTTTATAAAAATAAATAATATATTTTATAAAAATTAAGTTGCATATAAAAGGCCTGCATTGCCTCCAATAAAAATGACCATATTAACTCTCTCTTCCATAACATACAAGTCATAATTGTATTCATAAATGCGCCAAGTTGGTTTATTAACACCAATAATTTCGCCAGTGCTTGGATCGCAAATAGTCAACACTTGAGCATATGGGTCTACAGGTGGATTAATTGTGGTAAACTCATATTCAACATTTGTAAATCTACTCATATTCATAGCTCCCGATGGTTGAAGAGTATAAGGGCTTGTATCTAAACAAAAATTGTAACAATATAATCCTATAGGTGCAAAAGAAGCAGTCCTTGTATATTTTTCAACATAATCATAAACATCAACTGGTAACATATTTTCTCTATATTGTCCATCTAATAAAATACCTAATGAAACCAAAATATGTTTAATATTTTGTTGATTATATGCACCAGTTATCATTAACCCAGATAATGTACCATCAGGATTGGCGCCAGGACCGATTGGTGTAGGTCCTAAAGGGTCCGGATTAGGAAAAACGCCTCCACTTGATGCCGGTGTCACATCATAAGGCATATAGCTATATGGCCAATTAGTATAATTAGACCATTCATTTCTCAAATTAACGTCACTTCTTTGAAAATAAAACATCCAACTAATAATCATACCGATAGAGTCTAACTGAACCTTGTTTTGATTTGTAATATTATAATAAGGTCTTTCATAAATTTGTTTAATTAGATATTTTTGTTCATTTTTGGCAAATAATCTGGACTCATCATTCGTAAGAAAACAATATGTGCAATTTAAATGAATGTCAGCATTCCAATTAGTTCTTAAATCAACATATGAATTAGGTCCCAATTCAATATCAGGAGGAGTTTGAAGAAATCTGTAAAACTGCATGTAGTATAAATTAAAATTTGGTGCAACATAAGGAAAATTATTATTGTAATCCATCACATCACGAATTCTAAATAATTGGTTAACCGGTCTAAATGTAATACTAATTTGAAGTTCGTTATATTGTAAAGATACCAATGGAAAAGCATTTTGAGTTTTTAAGTTAAACCAAGCTCCTAATGGAATATATAAAACTCTCCCATTAATAGAAGGTTGTGCTCCAGCAGGATTAGGTGACCCATCTGGCAAACTCTCATAATAAGCATTTGGATATGTATTAACACGAGTTCCATAATTTGCCGGATCATTAATTTGAGGAACTTGACCAATCATCTCATCAAATAATTTTTTCTTTTCGCCGCCATAATCCCTTTGCACAGCTGCCAATAAATAACGTCCTGAATATTCTTGTAATTTTTGATTTCCACAAGTAATGGTAATTCTATCAATCATTTGAGCTCCAATATTGTCTATCCATTTGAACCCATAAGATGCCCAGTCAGTATATACAACAGAACCATCAGATTGTGTAACAGCTTGAGGTGGAAAAATAGGGCTCCAAATAGTAGGCAAAGTAACAGAAACATAACAATCCATTAATAGATCAGCATATCGTTTAACTTTAAAATTAAAAGTGGATTCAGTTGTTAAGTTAAGAGTAGGTGTGCCTTCATAATCAAGTCGAAAATTTTGCTTACCAAAATTGGTGTATTTTAAATAAGTGGTCTTCCAAAAAGTTTTTTCTGGGTTGCCATTTAATATTATATTTTGTTGTCCTTCACTAACGAGATTTAATAATCCTCCAGCCATAATTACTATATATTATTATTATTATTTAATTATTAATTTCATCATAATATAATTTAATTACTTCTAATAAATCTGTATTTTCATCATGTTCTATTCTTTTAATTTGTTTTTGTATTTCAAATTTTAAAAAAGGCAAACGCGTAGATATCATAGGATTTAAAGTGTTCCCATCTTTATTCTTAAATTTGTCCGGATTAAATCTAATATAAACGAATTTACCTCCGTGCAACATAAATAAATCATCATAACGAATTTCTTCATCATTTTCATCATATCCTCTATGTTGATTTTCATCCGTTTCAATACATAATAAAGTATTACCGATTAGTTTGCGATGATCAACTCTCCGCCGATGTGTGCAGTCGCAATTACCGGTCCATAAAGATGTATCATGTTGAAACCCCTCAAAACAAGAATTAATATAGTCTCTAACCGCGATTTCTTTAGTTTTACTGCGAATTTGAAATGATAAAGGGTCATTGGGAAAAAGATGTTGAAAACAAGAAGCGCAATTTCCTTTATATTTAGGATTACCTCTTGTTCCTAAACAGAAATTTGCTTTACATGCAGGATGTCTGACATCAACCATTCCATTTTTTTTATGTTCATTACAAAAAGTGGCCTGAATGCAGCCTTTATTATTATATGTGGCTCTGATTTTACAATCAGGATACTCGCATGTTTTGTCTTTAACATTAATCATCCCTTCTGTTCTATGTTTAAGACAATATAAACCTTTTAGTTCACCGTCAAAATTATAACGCGGAGTAGTTTTACATTTGTCTCCTCCGTGACATAATTTAGATACTAATTTATAATCCTCTTTATGTTCTTTGCATCTAATAGGTATACAATAATTTTCACCGTAACTGGCTTGATTTCTACAAGCTCCATATTCGCATATTTTTGGCATTTTATACTTTATATTATACTGAACTGTTTAAGTAGTTTATCTCCACTTTCAAAAGTGGGGATAAATTTAGAAGGATAGAGAGAAAGAGTAAGAGATCGGTATTAATTAAAATAATAATGTTAATTTAAAAATAATATATTATATTAGATAATGTCATCAAGCCCAGCCACTTTTAATTTAGAAGATATAAAAAAGTTGGATCAAAATTTTGTTTCAACTATGATTACAATTATAATTATAATTGTTTTAATAATTTTTATATGGTATATTATTTATCTTACAAGGTTAAACAAATCGGAATGTAATTATATGAATGATTTATATTCTTCTGTTGATGGTAAAATAAGATCTATTTCAGACAATGATCCGGATTGTAGCGGTAATTTATATGATTATTATATTAAAACGGCGTATAATGCCTGTTCTGGAGGTTCATATAAAAACAATTTTGTCGATGTTTGTAATTTAAAAGCAATAATTAAACAAGGAGTAAGATGTTTAGACTTTGAAATATATTCGGTAGATAACAAACCCGTTATTTCAACCAGCACACAAGATAGTTATTATATTAAAGAAACATTTAATTCTGTGGATTTTGGGAGTGTAATAAAAACTATTGTAGATTATGGTTTTTCAGGAGGTAATTGTCCTAATCCAACAGACCCAATGATTGTTCATTTACGTATTAAAAGTAATAATCAAAAAATCTATTCAAAAATGGCGGATATTTTAAAATCGTATGATTCTGTTATGTTAGGAAAAGAATATAGTTTTGAAAATAGTGGAACAAATTTAGGAGCAGTTCCTTTACTAAAATTTAAAGGTAAAATTATTTTAATAGTAGATAAAAGCAACAATTCATTTTTAGAAAATAAAGAATTCTTAGAGTATGTTAATTTGACAAGTAATTCAATTTTTATGAGATCTTATGATTATTATAATGTTAAAAATAACCCCGATATTAATGAATTGACCGATTATAATAAAAGAAGCATGACAATTGTTTTTCCAGATAAGGGAATAAATCCACCTAATCCAAGTGGACTTCTATGTAGAACATATGGTTGTCAAATGGTGGCAATGCGATATCAATATGTTGATAATTTTCTTATTGAAAATGCTCAGTTTTTTGACACGGCGAGTTATGCGTTTGCTTTAAAACCACAAAAATTAAGATTTGTTCCAATTATGTTACCAGATCCTACTCCTCAAAATCCTAATTATAGTTATGCTACACGCACAGTTAGCTCAGATTTTTATAGTTTTAAAATGTAAAAATTATTATATTTATTATATTTATTATATTAAATATGAATTGATATCAATGTCATCTATTAGATATTTTGCTTTAATTTTATTAGCTATTATGAGTTCATTTATTGTTTTTTTAAACAGCACGATTTCTCTAATTTCGTCAACTATAGATTTCAACGTTATTGAAGGAGACCAATTATCGTTACAATAGAATGAGTCACAACATAAACAATCTTTGTTTTTTAATTTTTTAACTATGTCCTTTTCTTCTTTATTTTTTAATTTTAATAGTTCTAAATACGTTTCATCATTATAATATATGTCAGGAGGTTTAAATGGATATGTGTCTTTAAATACTAATTTATATTTATGTTTTTTATTAATAAAATTATCGGTAATTGTTAATTCCGTTTTTCCTGAAATAACATTTAAAGATAAATTTGGATAAGTTAAATATAAATTTTCACATTCACGAGTAAGCCTTTTTCTAACAATCTTACCAACAATTATTTCATAATCGATGCGTTTTTTTTCATTATTATCATGACAATTTATTAAATCCATTATAATGTATTATAATAATTATTTTTATATAAATTATTATAATATTAAATTAATCAATTAATTAATTATTCAACTTAATTTTGCCTTTTATTTTTTGACTGTTTTTTTTGTTTTTTTATATTTTTCCTGCGTTTTTTTGTTTTTTTGGCACCTTTTACCCTGTGAGTTTTAGAAACAATAACCTTATTCTTTTTGCTTTTTCTATATTTGCGGCGTTTTCGCGTGCCTTTACCAATGTCATCAAAATCGCCTTCTAAGTCATTAAGCTCAGCTATTAAATCATCTTCATTAACATCAGATGGCACCTTATATTGCCTTTTAACAGGAAGAGTATCAAACTCACCTTCTAACTCTAAAGTATTAAGCTCATTCATTAAATCATCTTCATTAACATCAGATGGCACCTTATATTGCCTTTTAACAGGAGGAGTATCAAACTCAAAATCTAAAGCATTAAGCTCATTCATTAAATCATCTTCATTAACATCAGATGGCACCTTATATTGCCTTTCAGGAACTTTCACTTCAGCGACAATTTTTTTTCCAGGAAATTGTATATTAGCAACAATTTTTTTGTCTGGACTTTTTTTTTTATCCTTTGCTAATGAACGTAAATAATCTTTATCTCTTAAATCTTGATGTTTTTGAGCTAAACGTTTATCTTGTTTATTTTCTATATCCCACATGGAAGCATTATATGTAATTGCTGCTCTCTCTTTATCTGCCTTTTCCTCCATTTGTCTTCTTAATCGTTGTATATTTTCTATCTCTTTAGGTGTTAATCTCTTACTCATTATATAATTAATTTATATAAAAATATTTTTTATTAACAATTTTAGGTTTTTTATATTAATATTTTATATTATTAATATATGAAAGAAAAAAATGTATGTGATGGTTTAAATTTTAGTGATTGTGAATTAGCAATATTACGTATGGCAGTAGATAAAGCTGAAGAAAAAATGGGAAAGCGTGTTGTAAATTCTGAAGATGTCCAAAAAATAATAAATTATGTAGAGAATTTTTTACAAACACACAATTTAATATGTTATGGAGGAACTGCTATCAACAATATATTACCAGAACAAGACAAATTTTATAATAAAGATGTCGAAATACCTGATTACGATTTTTTCTCATTTAATGCTTTAGAAGATGCAAAAGAATTAGCGGATATTTATTATAAAAAAGGTTTTACAGAGGTAGAAGCAAAAGCTGGTCAACATCATGGAACATTTAAAGTATATGTGAATTTTATACCTGTTGCTGATATAACTCAAATACCTAAGGAAATATTTAATGCTCTCAAGAAGGATTCAATCCGTGTTGCAGGTATTTTATACGCACCTCCTAATTTTTTGAGAATGTCAATGTATTTAGAATTATCAAGACCTGCTGGTGATATTAGTAGATGGGAAAAGGTATTAAAACGTCTTAGTCTTCTTAATAAATCTTATCCACTAACTACTATAAATTGTAACAATGTAGAGTTTCAAAGAGAGATGAGCGACAAAGAACATGAAAATGCGATTTATGAAAATGTCAAAAATACATTCATAAATCAAGGTGTAGTTTTTTTTGGAGGGTTTGCTATTTCTCTCTATTCGCAATATATGCCAAAACAATCACGAAAGCGTTTAGAAAAAATAGCGGATTTTGATGTAATATCTTCTGATCCTGAAACAACTGCTAAAATAGTAAAAGAACGTTTAAAAGATATTGGTGTAAATAACTGTAAAGTTATTAAACATGAGCCAGCTGGAGAAATAATTCCTCTACATTATGAAATAAAGATAGGAAATGACACAGTTGCTTTTATTTATAAACCAATTGCTTGTCATAGTTATAACGTTCTTATTGTAAATAAGCAAAAGGTAAAAATAGCAACTATAGATACTATGTTGAGTTTTTATTTGGCATTTTTATATGCCGATAGACCATACTATAATGAATTTTCAGAACGAATTTTATGTATGTCAAAATTTTTATTTGATGTTCAGCAAAAAAATAGATTGCAACAAAAAGGATTATTAAGGCGTTTTAGTATAATATGTTATGGACATCAAGATTCTATAGAAGAAATGCGGTCTCATAAAGCAGCAAAATATAAGGAATTAAAACAAACAAAAAATAAAGCAGAAATGGAAGAATGGTTTTTAAATTATAAACCAGGTCAGAAGGAAACAAAAGAAATGAAAGGATCAAATGAAACAAAAGAAATGAAAGGATCAAAAGAAACAAATGAAACAAAAGAAATGAAAGGATCAATGGAAAAAAAAGAAATGAAAGGATCAAATGAAACAAATGAAATGAAAGGAACAGAAAAAAAGAAATCATCCGTAACAAAAAAATACAAAAACTTTAAAGGGAAAAAAAGGCCAAAATCTCGGGGATTTTTTAATATTTTTGGAAAAAAAACCAGAAAAAGAAAACAATTATATTAAATTTTATTCATTTACATCTACTTGATTATCTGGTTCTACTTGATTATCTTGATATACTTCATCTGTTTGATTATCATTCTGATGTTGAGGTGGTTCAATTATATCATAATTATTAATATTAATTTCTGTTGACCCAATATATTCACTTTTTTTGAAATACAAAATATACACAAAATACAAAATAGCTATTATTAATAATGATAATAAAATATAGGTAAACAACCCTCCTTTAAACAACCCAGATGGAAGTAAATTATTACTAAATGATGATGAAGTATCAAATCTATCCATTTAATTTATTTAAATATTTAATCTAAATTAAATAAACTCATAAACAATATGTTTCTAATATTACTATGAAAATATCTTGGAATATTTTTGTTATTAATTTATATATAAAGGTTTGCTGAACCTCAATAGGTATTTTTTTTCTTATTAACATTATTAAGTAAGCTATGTAAATAGTAATTTTTTCAATACATGATTTTAAATTATAAAAACACCTATCTGTAATATTCCATTCATTCACATAACTACACATCGGCGTACTTGTCTTTTTTATAAAAAAACTATGAATATCCAACAGTCCAGAGAGAATTCGATGGAAATTCGTATTTTCATTTTTTATATTAAGTAAATTAAATATTTTATCATATCCATAAAGATTCATAAATAAAATTTTTTTATCTTTTTCTTTATTAAAAAAATAAGGGTTAATACCGTCTAAATATTTATCCTCATATAAAAAATCACCGTCAATTAAATAAGGAATAAAACAAGATTTAATAATAGTATTCATTATTTCATCCACATTTTTATATTGCGACTTTACATTTTTCACACATTTTTTAACATTATTATAACATATAAATAGCTTACCATTTATTTTCTCACAAATGTCTTCAGGTATTTTGTGATTTATATTTTTTTTAAAATCTTTTATAGAAGGCATTTTGTAATATTTTTTAAAATCATTATTTGCTATATCGTATAATTGCGGCATCATATCCAACGCATCAATATAATACAGAAAAGCAACAACTGACCCAATACTACAACTGGATATTCTTTCTATTATTATATAATTGCGCTTTTCCATTTCTTTTAAAAAACACATTGCACCAACAAGATAGCTTCCATTAAAAAGACCTCCGTCTAAAACTAAATCAATTCTTAAAGGTGTTTTGGCGGTCTTTAAATCATCTGGTAAATTATCAATTAATTTAATTACATATTCATTAATCATTCGACTATTATGTAATTAAATTTTTATTTTAAAATTATAACGTATTTAACTTTTTATTTTGTAAAAGCCTTTCAACAAATTTGTCTTCTTCTTTATTAGTTACATAAATATTAATTAATTCAGCAGGCGAATAAAAACATTCATTTATTTTCTTTAAAACATCATTATCAATATTTTTTCCATATAAATGATAATATATCTCTGCTATAGTGTTGTGACTTGCATTATCTAATTTATGCGTAATGTCAATTCTACCGGGTCTGGTCAAAGCAGTGTCCAATTTTTCATAATGATTTGAAGTAATAATTAACATTCTTCCCGGTGTTTCGCGAATACCATCCCACAAATTTAAAATATCATCAAGTGTTATTGGTTGTTCAATACTGCTCAAAGCAGGATTAGTCCCGGAGCTATTAATATCGCAAATTGTTTGTAAAACATCGCTAACTTTTACCGTGTCATTTTCAGTTTTAATTAAACCCTGTAAATTATTATTGCTATTATTGCTATTATATTTTTTTTTCTCATTTTTTCTTTCTAAAATAATATCTCCAATACAATCAATGTCCTCAAACACAATAATTTTTTTGTTAAATGTCATATCTCTTTTTTCATTATCGTGATTATATGTGTCCTCGAAAAAGTAATATTCTAATTGTTGTTTGGTCTTAATTAACTTCAATGGTATAACAATAATATGTCTTCCAGTATGGTTTGCGATTGCTTTAATTAATGACGTTTTACCCGTGCCTGGAGGACCGTGTAATCCAATACCGAGCGAATATGGTATCCCTTTTTCATAATACCACTCCTTTTTATTCGTAAAATAATCTATTTTGTTAATTATATCTTGTTTGCCGTCGAAAAAAATATTTTTAAATGTCCGGTTACTTTCAAATAAATATTCACTCCAACTCGCATATTTAGAATCATCATCGTCTTTTTTAACATTATCTAAAACATATATAAATTTTTTGTTACAACGTTTATCTTTAATTGTCATAAGATGCTGATTGGTAATATTGTCAATGTATTTCTTTAAATAATCAAGCGAATGTTTATAAGAATAAATTTTTAAAGTGATTGTATCGGTTTTTGTAATAATTTTCTCCTCTTTTTGATTTCCCTCATCTTTTTCAATCTCAGAATGAACGAAAATGTCTTCATCTATTAAAAAATGTTTATTTTGAAAAACTATAAAAATATCTTCTTGTTTTTTATCTTCTCTATACTTGGCGGTGGAATCATAATTACTTGATGTTTCTTTTATCTGATAAATCGTCGTATTTTTTTCAATATTATTTATAATATAAGTCCATATTGCTTTAAAGCGAGCGCTATATGAAGATGTTGTAGTTAACGTATGTGAATATGCCGATGTAGTAGAACTCTTTTTGCCTTCTAAAATGACGACATTTCTTTTATAAAAAAGACATTTTATTTTACTGAATGATATATTGGTTAATAATCTATCAAGACGATTGTCATAAATATAATTCATAATGTATCCAATTACGCTCATAGCAATAACTGATAAAATTGAGTCTATAATTACGTTATCGGTTTTAAAAAAACTAATAACTTTCATTTTCATTGCGTATAAATAGTTTAATCTCATTTCTTCCATATAATTAGTTTTAATTGTTATAATTATGTGGAAATCTTTAAATATATTCATTAGTTGATTATTTGATCAAAATTTGCCAAAATGTTTGGTAATTTTATTAAGTAAATAGAAGAGTAGTCCAAACAATACACTTGTAAAAATAAAACCATTAATATTATAATTTCCATCATTTGAAAATAAAATAGGGAAATAACTCAAAAGAAATCTTTTAAAAAATGGCAGTTGAAATAAAAAATACAGCACAGTTAATAACACAGGAGTTTCAATTTCATTATACATATCATCTAATGAATTACTATAATTTGCATTTTTATTATAATTGTCAATAATATCTGATGATTGTTCATAATCATTTATATAATCTTTTTGACGGTCTGCAATCGGCACATAATTTGGTTGAACTTGTGGATCATTACTGTGTCCAGTTGTTGTCATCGGAATATCTCTTGATGGCAACTGAGTAGCACCAGAAATAGTGGCTTGTTGAAGCCCATTTACTATTTGACTAATTGTAGTTTGATCTAAGCTAAAGTTCGGAGTTTGTTGTTGTTGATGTTGATTTGTATTTTGAACTATTACATTTTCAGTAGCACTCATAGAGACTCTTCCTCCTATATTTCCACCGCCAACTGGATCGGTTGGTAAATCTAAAATACTTGTTGTATCACTCATAATTATTATAAAGATTGATTGATTATAATAATTACGCAAATTTTTGATCCACATTTTAAAAGTGGAATTACTCAAATAAAACCGTTTTGACATTTTTATTACATTTTGTAGCTATATGAGTATATTTAACACATTTATCCCCATCTCTATATATTTTGTCTTTAAAATCATCTAAAGGCGGTGCATGAAAAATAAGACATTTATTATCTTTACAAACTGTTCTAAAGAGAGAAGCTAAACCAAAACCTAATAAAATTGACATAATTATTTTTCCTGTTTCTGTATGAACAAACCTTCCAAGATATATTTCCATTTATATATTTATATTAATTTAATAATTGCTAAAATATAAAAATTTCAACATTTTATATTTGTATTGGTATAGAAGAAATAAGAGAGACATCTTTTGGACATTTTACCACTTGTTCATCAAAATAAAAACAAGTATTGGCTTTATCTTTAAATAATACTTTATCTACATTTTCTGGAGTAGGATAAATATAAATTGTTTTCATTTCTGGACCTAATATGTAAATAAAAAATATCCCAATAGAAAAACTTATTAAAAAAACTGGTAACGAAATGTAATTAAATATCATATATATTTATAAAATATTTTATAATAGTTAAGATATCGTTCAGAAATAACCTGATCCAAATCCAAGCTCTTTTTTAACTATGTCAGCTAAAGCATTTTCTAATAAACTATAATTTTTGGTAAATCCATCCTCATCTATTGAAAATAAAGTTAATAATGTATCTTTATATGTTTCGTCAAATTTATTAAATATATCATTATAAACAGTATTTCCAAAATCATATATTCCGTCTTCCAATATTTGAGGAGGTATAATTAAATTACTCGGATTCATGAATTCACATGCTTTGTTTTCTAAGTAATAACCCTTTCCTAACTTACCTTGTTTAAAAGTGTAACCTTTTTTGTATTTTCCAAACTGTTCTGATGGTATGAATAAAGGTTCATCGCCATTTTTAATTTTATCTGTAAGTCTTGCCTTAACACAATTATCCATAAATTCTTGTAACCATTCTTTATCGGTTAACAAAGCAGATTTTAACTTATTGTTCATATTATTCCATACACTTTGGTAGTTTTTATTTGACCAAGTAACAGAACCAGTATCTTCATTAATTGTTGGTTTACCAACAATACTTGATTCAGATACCAGTTCGGAAGATGATGATGTTTCGGAAGATTTTAATTTAAGTGGTTTTAATTGGGTGTTTTTAATACTTCTATCAAACATAATAGTTTCAAATTTACCCATATTAAATTCTAAATCTTGAATTGTATTCTTTCTTTGAATTAAATGATAAGTATTTGTATTTTCATTATACCATACCATTTTTTCATTATATTTTAGGTTCATTAATTCTTTTAATTTGGGTTGCAAATTATTAACATACAAATTTGCGACATCATCTATATAAGCTACATCATCTGTGGTATTATATTGTTTAATAGCGTTTTTTATTTGTTGAATATATAAATAGACTGTCTCAATAGCCATATCGATTTCCTCTTTTTTTTCAGGATTATCGGCAATTTTGGTGTATCTTTGAAGATAATCTTCAAGTAAACCACTATAATCTTTTATAAGAGCCTTATTAAGGTCAAAATTGTCTAATGCGTCCTCCATTTTTAAAAACCCAAAAAGTATTTTATTTTTGTCGTTAATTATTTCTTTTTTTGATTCATACATTTCTTTATTAATCCATTTTATTGTGTCATTAAGGTTTTCATAATTACCAACAGCAATATTTATATTTAATCCACAAGGATTTACTGCGTTACAAAATGCTCTTAGTTCTCTAAATTCAGAGTCCACCCCGTTGCCTTTATTAATAACAGAAGCAAAAGTGGTTCCTCCAGGTTTTCCACAATTAACACATTTAGGTTTTAATTGTTTAAATTCTGCCTTTTTTTCTTTTAAACTAAGTAGCTTATTATTTAATATTTTTTTTTTATTCTTTTGATTTTGTTCATCATATTTATTTTTTAATCTATAATATTCATTAATGTTATTTTCTACAGAATTATCAGAAATATTAAGTTCATCAGACACAATAGGTTCATCAAACATTATATATAATTATCCGATTATTTATTTAATAAAATAATTCTAATTACATTTTATGAATAATATCATATTCACTTTCCCAATTAGGCAACCCAGTTATTAATTCTTGATGTGCTCTCCGTTTAGCCTCTTGTAAATTTTTGATTTTTGACAAAATATATTGTTGTTTTTCCTTATTTTTTTTTTCCTTTTCAATATCTGTAAGTCTGCCTTTATATTTATACAAAAGTATTAGTCCTAAAACTATCAGAAATGCTATAAACAATCCTACATTAAAAACGGTATTGTAAAAATTATTTTTAATAATATGACATTGCTTAAGTGTTTGGCTTAAAAAATATTTAACCCCTGGCTCTGTAAGAACAGGTTTAGGCGAAGGCCATCCTTGATTAGTAAAGTTATCAAAATCCATAATAAATATAGTTAAAATTATAAATTAATTTATACATAATATCTATATGGCAAGTTCTTATTTAAATATCATTACATTTTTATTAACAACACTTTTTTATTATTTGGCGATAAAACCTACACTAACATTAGATAAATTACAGGGTGACTATAAAACATACAAAACGAATAATTACATATTTTTAGCAATATATTTATTATTGGTTATGGTAATACAATTTTTAGTAAACGCCTCTGTAATTTCAACAACATGTGGTGGCAGTGTTAGTGAAAATATGGGAGCAGCTGGTTTATTTACATTTATTCCATGGACGTTAATTTTTGGGGTGGTAATAGTTATTTTAACAGTATATCCTGGTTTCAAAAGTGCCTTTTCGGATGTAATTGGTTATTATTATGTTTCAACTGAAGCTAATGATTTGTTAAGTAAATTACTAATTGATGCAAATATTAATAAAGCAATAGTAGGAGGACCATCTACAGCAGCAACATCATCTGAAGACAAATCCAAATTACAAAATGCAGCTGATTTGATTATTAAAATATGCGGTAATACATCTATATTGATTAATCAAATGTCTCCAAATAACTTTTTAGATTTTTGGTCTCTATTAGATCCATTAAAAAAACCAGATTTGCAAAGGTCTGATGGAGTATACACAGACTCTAAAACTGGAACAACAATTAACATAAAAGAAAAATTATTTAATTTAGTTGTTTCGCGTGATAATATAGGTGAAGCTATGTGGTATATCTACACAGGATTATTATTAACATCTATAGTGCAATTAAAAATAACATCCAGAGGTTGCGCAAGTAGTCCTAAAACAATGGAACAAAATTATAAGAAATTTCAAGAAAATCAAGAAAAAGTTCAAAAACAACAAGAACAAGCTACCAGCACTACATATACCATCACAAATTAATTTACTCAAATACAATTCAATAACTTATGCTTTGGTCTTTAAATTATAAAATAAATAATAAATATTTATAATTTAAAATTAATTAAAATAGCCTCGGATAGGCAATATAATACAATACAAATAAATAACTTAATATTCCTAAAATTAATGATAGTAGCCATATAGGCAAAATTGTTTTATTTTTATATCCAACACCAAACTCTCTAATACTTCCATCTTTATTATATAAAAATACTGGTTTCATCATTTGTATTGTTCCAAAAATAATTAAAAATAATATAATAGAAAATAGTGTAACATTATCTCTTATATAATTTCGGTTCATATCTTATATATATCAATCTTTAAAAAAAGTAGCACAAAAGCTAAATATTTTTCTTCATTTTATTTTTTAATTTTAAAATTATTTAATCATCACCCCAATCAACTTCTTCACCATTTGGTCCAATCTCATAATAATCATTTCCGTCTTGATAATTTGAACCCATATTTGTCATGTCGTATTCTTCTCTCTCAATCTCATTTTCAACTTCCTGATTTTCAATAAAATCATCTACAAGAACATCCATATCATCTCCAACATTTTTATTCTTTCTTCGAAGATTGGTTTCTATTTTATCCATTTCATCCCTAAATTCACGTTCTTCATCATATGTGTCCTTTACATATGTTGTAAGGCCTTTTTGTAAACCCTTGCTCCAAACACCAAGCTTATTAATTTTTAAAATAGTGTCGGCATCTCTTTCTTCATCAGTAAGACTTTTTAATCTGTCTGTAACAATATCCTTCTCTCTTTCCTTCAATTTGAAAACCCTATCAATGATTTTTTCATACGAAATATCAACAGCATCTTTTTGATTATCTAATATTTCAAAAAATATAATAACAAGAGTAGCTATTTTTTGTTTCAACAACTTTTTATTACCACGCATTATATTTCTATCTATTTGAGTTCTTGAAGTTATGTCAAAGTCAGTTCTCGTATCTTTATCCTCTAAATATTCAACCGAAAACAAATCCTGAACCGTTTCTTTTTCAGTGGTTTCAATAACAATCATACTGTCATCATCTGTTAAATCAATGTAATTTGTAATTATTTTCAACAAATAATATTCAAATAAAAATCGACTTGTTCTCTCATCAAACACAGATTTAACTCGTTTATCACCATTTGTAATTGATGTGAAACAAGGAGTTGTGTCTGATAACATAGTAATACCTTTCGAAGCATTTTTTATTGCAGATAAAATATTATTAACAGAGGCAACACCATAAAATTGTTTAATTTTTTCATAATAACTACTAATAGATGTTTTGATTTTTTTTGAATGAGGCTTTGATAACCCCAAATAATCCGGAATTATAATATTTTCATAATTTACCCGATTTAAAATAATATTTGGAAATACATTTACAAAATAAGCAATAAAAGATTTATAAAAATTGACGGTATTATATAAACAATCATCTGATATTTTAATATGCGCGTTTCTTGTAGATTTTTCACATTCCCATTCAAATAAAGTATCTATCGTTTTTGTAAACTTATTAATAGAGCTTCTTGTTATATCAGTTCCTTTATTCTTTTCAATGAAATCTTTAATGTCTTCCTTCATTTCATCAATACTTGTAATTAAATAATCATTCAAATTTTTGACCTCTCGCGTTGTTTCACTTGTTGCTATATCAAATGTATCTAACGCTTCTTTCAATAATTCACATAGACTTTTTTCACCTTCTTCTTCTTGAATTGTGTCAATTACAGCAGATAATTTTGTTATGGAAGACACATGTGTATTATCATAGTCAATACGTATAATATTATTACGGCCAATTAATTGTAACAATCTTAAAAATGCCTCGCTGTCATACTTTCTTCCATTATCTTTTAAATTTTGAACAATTTTTTCTAAACTTAAATTACCAGTAATTAAATCCAACGGCGGCTTATCATTGCATAAGGGTAATAAATCTTCAGGAATTGGCAATAATGACTTAAATTTACAATAATAAATAAACGCAAGATAAATTGTTTTTTCGTCAAAATCTTGACTGATTGGTGGATATTTATTTTTTGTATTTACGGTGCTATATAACATACCACTTTTTGTATAGCCGGTAACATCTTCAAGAATATTTGTCAGTTTTTTTACTATAGTATTATACTCGAATATGAGTGGGTCTTGACTCGCAAAATAATCAATTGTGCTTATATTTTCTTTACTTTCACAACATGAATTTTCAAGATATGGCTCATTATTAGCATTATTTAACAACATGTGTTTTTTCCTTACCAAATCTTGTATCTTTTCTTGAATAGCTAACGAAAATTGAATAATCTTTGAGTCTACCACTAATAATTTCTCTCTTTGGTTCTCTGAACCAGACTTTAAATCACTAAGCAATTTCCTTTTAAACTCGTCCGAAATATTATCCAACCTTTGTATTTTAAATGGCACTAATGGCGGCAAAAATTGTGTCCAATTTACTATATCATGTTCTTCCGATAATTTTTCCTCTTTGCCAGCTAATATAAAATCCATTTTGTAATCAAAACTTGCCATCACATCTTCAATCTTTATTAAAACATTATCGATTGCCGCCTTAACTTTACTTGTTATAAAATCAACCTTTTTACCCTTTAAAACATTCCATGGTTTACCTGATTCGCGAATATCAAACGCAACACATGAAATATATTCTATACTACTTAAATTACCATTCCATTCAAATGGATGACCACTAAACGATCTAACGCAGCCAGGATGTGTTTTTCTTGTTTTTATCGATGGTATAGAAGATTGAACCGCAATCAAAAACATACCTAACGTATAATATAAAATCGCGGTATTATAGAAATCTTCATAAGATGATATCTTTTTACCCTTTTCCGCCATTTCTTTTATTTTAACTCTATAATCTTCTTCTGGCTCCATTGTATCTCTTAGCGACATTAAAACACAATTAATTATAAATTCTTTTTGGTTTTCAATATTAATACCCATTGCTACAGATAAAGAATTTACTATATTATTAATCATCTTGGTTTCAGGTGTGTCATATTTTATATTTTGTTTCTTAAATAAAATATTTTTTCCTACTTCTTCTTCAAGTATAGCACGACTTGACACTTTAAATCCTCCTTCGTATCCTTCCTCCACATCATCAGAGATCTTAACAATATTCCAACCACTATTTTCATCAACCCACCAGTCACCGTCGTCACTTAATTTACCAATACGACTGATTGTTGTATCAAGAAAATCGCGATATTCATCCGGTTTTGTAATATAATAACCAGCTAAATTATATTTAAAAATTGGTATTATAGGTATATTTGTTTTTCTACAATATAACCAATGTTCATTCTCGCGCTCACCTAAGGGCCCAAATCCTGATTCAATGGGATCTCTTGTATATGTATTTACAAACCGAATAATGTCATTTTGTTTTTTGACAAAATCATCTTGAGATAAAATCAAATTTAATAAACTCGAAAATGGCGAAATTGGTCTTACTGGTTTATCATCATCTTCACTCATACCCAATTCATATTTTTGATTATTGTATTTTAAAAAATTTTTATCTTCAATATATTTTAATTTTGATATATTAATCATAAACATTTGATACTCCTCTTGTATTTTTCCTTCAAATTCATCTTTTGAAATTCGATACTTTTCATCAAACTCATCCAAAACATCTTTTAAAAATTTATTTTGAATACTTAATTCATCACCCTCTAAACTTTCACATTTGTCTTCGGATGTATCTTTTTTGGGAACATTTATACATTTTTCTTGTAAATCACAAAGAATACTTGATTCATCAGTAGATGTATTTAATTTTTCTACCATATCTGTATCCAGCACCCATTTATTTTTTTTACGAACATAATAATCTGGAACTATGTCTTTTTTAAGTAATATAGCGTATTGTCCATCTATAACCATTTTATGTCCATCTAATAAAGTATGCGATAGATAATCCGCGTCATTTTCGCTTAACCTTTGTTTTTTCTTTAAATCATTCATTATATGTATTCTCAGATCTTCAGGTGTCATAGTAAGTATTTCTTTTTCATAGCTATCTAATAACCCATAATTGGTTTTATCATATTTTTTATCAAAATATATTTTTTTATTATTGTCTTCAGTAAGTTCCTCTATTGAATTGTATTTTTTTGATATTATTATAGGACCACATGTATCATTTTTTTGTTCATCTTCATATTTTTTATTAATAATTTCCTTCTCTCTTTCAAACAAAGCTGAATACTCACTTGGAAGCATTAAAGGCACATTTTCAATTGAAATTGCTGATGTATATAACCTACCATAATCCCTTAGTATTATTTTTTTCAGAATTTCTGAGTTGGTATAGTCTGAAAATTTTAGACTTGATACATCTCTTTCAAGCGGTGGTATATTATATAAATCCATAATTTCACTCTTATACTCCTGGTTTTTTAATAATGTTATAACCGAATAAGAATTATCTAAAAATACAATATTTTGCGACTTCTTCATTAATGATTGAAATAACCTTGAACGTTCTATATATTTTTTATTGAAGTCTGAAATTTTTTCATCTATAAAACTATTTATTTCTTTATATTGCATATAGGTTAAATCATCAGTATAAATTAAAAATGGTTCCAAATAAGACACCACTTCAACAATTGATAATCTGCCAGTTATATATTTTTTCATCAATTCAAATATAATTTTGGTTTTGGGAACAATTTTATTGATAAAACTGGAATATATTTCTTCATTTGTAAAGCCTTTTTTATCTTCAGCTGACAAATTTAACACATAATTTTTTATCGTATTTACATAATTATTCTCATTAAAATCTATTTCACTATCAAAATTATCAATAAATACATTATTCACAATTGTATTTTTCTTCAAAAACTCCCAATAATTTAAAAATATAAGATTTAAATTTGCTCTCTCTAATAAATTAGTTCCAGGCAGATTTATTTTAGAAAATCTTATCGTCGGCTCTGGCAAAGTTACAAATGACTTTATAGACATTAAATCATGATTTGTCATTTTAACCCTTGCCGTAATCATACGACTACTTGTAAGATCCACTGTATCAAGCTTTGTTAAACCCATATTATATTTTTGAATAACAAACCTTTTGGTCCTTACATTATTATTTGTAAAAACAGTTGAATACATTTCTTCCAAATTATCTATAATCGTGCTTATACTGGTATTCACATTCTTCTCAATTAGCAAATTATTGGTTAATTCTTCACTTATTAAGTTGAATGGTGTAAAATACGAATTTAATTCACTATATAATAAGGAATATTTATTTTGATCAAGCGGTAAATTATTCGATTTATAAATATCCAATAGCTCTTTTATCCTTTCAATATCTTCGTCAATTACAAGATTTATTATGTCATTATTTTCTTCATCTTTAGCATCAGTATTGTATAATTTTTTAATGTTTTTAACAACAGGTAAAATCCAATACAAATTTTGATTAAATTTTTGAAAGTATTGGACTAAAGGTTTATAACTTGACTCATTTACTAATGCCATCTCAACATTTCCATATTGGTCAAAAATTGAAAATTTCTCTCTTAATTGTTTAAATCTTTCAATTGTTATATGAATATTATTTAAAACTCTTGGTGTTCTTTGCAAATTGGGAATGGTAGATAATAATTCATCAAGTATATCTGTTAATTGAACCTCAATACTATATCTTTGAGATTTACTTGAAACATCGGCAAATTGAACAATGGGACCAAGCTCTTCATCGCCAAATTGTATTTGATCTGCTCTTAAAATAAATTCGCGCAATTGATCCTTTATATTTTTCAACGGAACTGTTAGGTTTAATTGCTCAGTCGGCATTACATCAAATGTTTTATCTAATTCTGGCAATTCAATGTCCTCTTCTTGTGCTTTTTCAAGTGATTTTTTTGGCTTTTGCGGTTTCTCTCTAATCTCTATATTTTCAATAGGTAAATCTTCAGGAATACCTTTATAATCAAAATTAATGTATAATGTATCATTGTCTACTGTCGTTATTTCAATCATATCCTCCTCTAAATTTGTAATTTCACCTGTAATAATTACAGGCAACTCGCCGCCAAAATAAATATTTATCCATTTACCTGGTAATAAGTCATTTTGTCTGGCATAACTCGGACTTTCACTTCTACTTAACAAAGCTATTTGGGTTATTGTTCCGTCACCTATAATGCCATCTTCTGATATTTTTAATTTAATTCGCTCTAATGTATCAGCATTAATTAAATACATTTTAGTGTTATCAATATAATCTATAATAAACGTTTGACCATTAAGTTTTTCATTTACAGGATTGCTTATTTTAATAACATCTCCTAATTGCAACTCTATAACAGTTTCTTTTTCTTTAAGTATATCTTCAGAAATACTTTTACTTTCGGTTGGAGTTATTGACATTTGTTTCTATATTTATTATAGAAATTTTTATGCTTAAGTAAAAATCAATTTAAAATTATAGTTTAAAGACAATTGTATAATTATAACTATCAACAAAATGTATACCACTATGACTAAACCGTTTAACTTATCAAAGATACCTGAATTTAATAATTTAGTAAATGGAGTATCAACAGAAACAAATATACTAAAATTAAATAGTATTGAGTGTAAAAAATCTAATGATCAAAAATATTCAGTTATTAGATACTTAAAGGAGTTCTTATCTTTAGATGTTATACCAACATATGGATTATGCAGGTCCGTAATTATTAATAGCAATCATAAAGTTGTTGGGTTTGCTCCTCCTAAATCAACACCATCAGACACATTTATTAAGATGTATCCTGAGAAAAATGAAAATCTAATAGCTGAAGAATTTGTCGAAGGAACCATGATTAATGTTTTTTGGGACCCAGCAATTGGTTTAGCTGGGGGATGGGAAATTTCCACAAGGAATACTGTAGGTGCTGCATCCAGTTTTTTTAAGGGAAAAAATAAGACCTTCAGGGATATGTTTTTAGAGGCGGCAAAGGTAAATAATTTATTACTCGAACATTTAAATAAAGAATTTTGTTATAGTTTTGTTTTACAGCATCCTGATAACAGAATTGTAGTGCCGTTTAAAAAGCCAACTCTATATTTAATAGCTTTATATAGTATTCAAATTGTTGACAATGATGTATGTGTTTATTCATATCCAATTGATAATGTTAAAAAGTTTAATTGGGGACCCACTATAATTAATTTTCCGCAGATTTACGAATGGAACGCATATTCTGATTTGATTGAAAAATATGCGTCCATGAATACACCATATGATGTTTTAGGGGTTGTAGTATACAATAATCAAACCGGAGAAAGAATGAAAATTAGAAATCCTGTATATGAACAAGTTAGAAGTTTGAGAGGCAATCAACCAAAACTTCAATATCAGTATATATGCTTGCGAAAATCTGGAAAGGTTTCTGAATTTTTAAAATTTTATCCAGAGAATAAAAAAGAATTCTCGGCTTTCAGAGATCAAATTCATATGTTTACTAATACGTTGTTTTCTAATTACATGTCTTGTTATGTTAAAAAAGAAAAACCGTTAATCAATTTCTCGGAACAATATAGAACTCATATGTTTAATATTCACAAGATTTATATGGACGACTTGCGAGAAAAAAAACTATTTGTTAATAATACAATTGTTAAAAATTTTGTTAATAATTTACATCCTACACTTCTAATGCATTCTTTGAATTTTCAAATGAGAAAACGCAATGTTGATACTATTGTTGCCGATAATGCCGATAATTGCACAAAATAAAAAACAATCATTAATTTTTTATAATCGTCGCCAACTTTATATTTTATTGTAATCCTCTGTGTATTACAATAAAATAATATTTATACTTTAAATCAATTAGCTCTTAACCATCTTTAAGAACTCCCTTCTAATTTTGGTAAACACTTGCTTCGACTCTTCAATACACTCCTTCAAATTTCCTTTAATTGTCGATTTATCAATAACATCCTTATAAGCAACCCTTATTATACTCTGGCTATCATGAGGATGCATCTTCTTGAAACCGCAAAATGTCAATGTTTTTGTTTCATAAAATCTTGTATACAAGAAATATTCAAGAACTTTTCCAATCGTATAATCCTCATTTTCTAAAATAATATCATAAGAATTAGCCATTGTATTTTGCGATTTTTCTATTTTTAATTCATCTTTTTCTATTAAAGAATCAAGAAATTCCAAATTATCAACTAATATTTCACATGCTTTGTTAAGTAGCTCAATATTATCATAAATACCTATTGTCTGGATAATAAAATCAAAACTATCTTGTTTTGTTACTCGCATTCCATCCAACAATTTCCAATTTTTTGTTTCAAAATCAACATCTTCTTTACTTTTACCTTCATCTTTCCATTTTTGCCTCTGTTTTTCTAAAATTGCTTCTTGTGCAACAGCATCTACAGTATAACCATATGAACATGTCGACACAACATTAAACATACCACTTTCTTTAGCATTTCCTATAGAAAACTCACATGTCAAATTTATTTTTTCTCCCGGCAACTCTTCTGACACCTTCGGTCTTAATCTTACAAAGTCAATAAAATAACCTGTATAATCATTTGGCGGGAAAATTTCTCTATTTGTTGCCTCATTAATAGGCTTACCGGTAGTTAAATCCTTTACTATAAAGTTTTCTGTTGTTACATACATTGTAGTATTAGTTATATTCTCAACATTAACCTCAAGCAAATAATTTTTCAATGGGAAACTATCGGGATCTTTTATATGAATTGGTATACAACTTAATCGTTGTTTTAATATTTCATTATTTAGACGACTTGTATTACTAATAATATTCGCCTTATTTTCTTTATAAGGCGTAGTTCTAAATACAACTAACGGTATATCAGATAGAATAGTTCTTCTGATAGCATTAGCCAAACTTACATTTACACCACTTAGCGTAAACAAAAGTATTTCATCATTTGGACTGGAATTTAGTTCAACTCGAGGGATCATATTATCTAATATTACTTTATATTTAAATTGTATAATTTAAATCATTTTTTTTTTAAATGAGTTAAATATTTAATTCAATTAACTAAGTATAGATTAAATGAGTTCCATTTTATATTATAGTAAATTTTGTGAACATTCTAACAAGCTTTTACAATCTTTGTCAAAATCCAATATTCAAAAAGACATTCATTTTATATGTATAGACAAAAGAGTTAAGGATAATAATAAAATTTTTATCGTTTTAGAAAATGGTCAAAAAATCATTATGCCGGAAAATGTTAACAGAGTTCCCGCATTACTTTTATTAAATCAAGGATATCAAGTTCTTTATGGTGAATCTATTTTAAATCATTTAAAACCTAAACAAGAGGTCGCCGTAAGAAAAGCTACTCAAAATAATATGGAACCTATGGCCTTTTCTTTTGGAGGAGGAGGATTTGGAGATGTGGTTTCTGATTCATTTAGCTTTTTAGATCAAGGTTCTGAAGAATTAGAAGCAAAAGGCAATGGCGGAATAAGACAAATGCATAATTATGTTGATTTAAATTATTCTGATAATATTACAACCCCTGCCGATGAACACGAATATAAAGGTTCTAACAAAATTTCTGGAGAATTAACTGTAGAACAATTACAACAACAGAGAGACGCTGAATTACAAAAAATTACTGGAAATAAACCTCCTATGAAGTTTTAATTGAATATTTTTATTATTTTTATTATTTTTTATTAATTTATAAATATATTTATTATAAATTAATTTAAAAATATAATATAAAATTATTTAAATGTCTAACATCCTTACCGCGTTTAATGACCATTTTATCGAATTTGTCGCCGATGTTCAAAATGTATTTCCCGAAGACCCTGATATTTTAGCTACCAAAAATATGCTTATCACTATTCGTAAGGCTAATCCTAAAATGATTGTTAAAATTTGGAGCACGTTTATTGTTTCAAAATATAAGTCTGAAATTGAAGCCGGAAATATTGAGTTTTTTGTTAATAAAGATTATTCACAAGACGTGTCTTCCGCATCTAATTCTGATAAAATTATGGATGCAATTGATAGATTACGCGAACCTATTAAAAAAATGTCACCTGAAAATCAGGCAAAAACTATGAAATATATTCAAAATCTTACAAAGCTCGCACAATTATGCGAGACAATGTAAACCTTATACTTATTTATATTATTTATTAATAAATAAGTATTAAAAATTTTTGGAAATACGTCAACAATATAGTATCCAAAATTATTATTCATCTCTTTTTAAGGGTTGGAAGTTCCTTAAATTTCATTTATTAAACCTTGAGCTACTTTTGTTGTTTCCGTAATTGCTGTAGAAGCTGCATCAGAAATATTTGTCGCAGTATTTGAAGCAACTTCAACTATACCAGAAGCAACCTTACCTATATCAGAAGTTATATTACTTACATCAGAAGTTATTTTTTGTTGTGGAATTGGTAAAATAGGGACATTTGGTAAGTCTTTTGTAAATTGTGTCAAAACATCTACATAATTTAAAGAGTTTCTAATTTGTTTAAAATCATCAGCTGTAAAAAACCACCAATCTTCTACATCAAATTTACCAAGAGGCTTGTCTGCTTCTTTTAATGCTACAATATAACATGCTAATAACAAATATGTATTAAAAAATTTGGGAAATACATCAGAAACATTGATATCAATAGTTTCACCTGTACACTTTTTTAATAAATCATCATACACCTTAAGAAATTTTTGAAAAAGAACATCGTCTGCTGATTTTTTGTCAACAGTTTTTTCTGTATAAACAGATGATTTTTTTATTGTATCTATTATTTCTTTAACATCATTAAAATATGAAAAATTTATATCAACAATATCAAAAACCAAATTTTTAGGAACCATTTTTATCGATTCGTATTTTTCTACTTGTGTATCTATAACTTCTGTTATTTTTTGAAGCGGTTGTTCTGATAAATTGGGATCAATCTCTGGGATTTTAGTTTCAATAGTAGTAGTAACAACATCCTCATCGACTGGAATTTTTGCCTGATTAGGGTCATTTGAATCAATCTCTTGTTGTTTAGTATTATCAACCACCTCAGCGACTGGATTTATTGCCTGATTAGAGGCATTTGAAACAATCTCTCCTGTATTTTCAATATTAGTAACATCTTCCTTAACGACTGGATTATTTGCCTGATTAGAGGCATTTGAAACAATCTCTCCTGTATTTTCAATATTAGCAACAT